GGTAGTCCTCTCATAAATCCTATTCAGTTATGTGGACCACCCTTAGAGCTGTTGCATGATTTACACATAGACTGCAAGTTATCAGGTGCCCACATGTCACCACCTTTAACACGTGGAATGATGTGATCTACCGTGTGCGCAGGCCCACCACAAGTAACGCACTGCCATCCATCACGGTCAAGTATGGTAATGCGTAGCTTCTTCCACTGACCTGTGCTTATTGCTTTACGACTCAATACCAACCCTTAATCTTATGATGTGCTAATGCATTACAAGGATTAGAGTAACGCTTCTTTATGTATTTCAACTGCCAATCAATTTGCCTATAACCATCAACAGTTGCTAAGTATTTAGACCTACCTTGTGGTATACCGTAATGACTACCATTCTTAGCTTTAGGATTCCATCTAGATTCTTTGTAGTTTAACTCATCTAAGCAGTAGAACTGATCTATGTCATTAAGCTGTATAAATGCCCATTGACGGTAATGATTTGTAGTCTCTTTAGCAACGGAATAATCTTTTAAAAAGCAACTGATAAATGCAATTAGCATAAAGGTCGCCCAAACTCTGCGCCTTCCGAGTCTAGCCGTTGGCGACTCAGCTTTTCGATTTAAAATCGAACGCTTCTTTAGGGTAGCATGCCCTGTCAAATCAATTAACATAACCGCAGGTCAGACGGCAAGTCATAATGCGTAGATCATCGGTCTCAAGCCACGTTTCACTATAACCAGCTTCCAATTTGTCCTCCAAGGTACTCAGTAAATGCAGGTGGGATAGCCTCAACTAACTCAGTCCAGATAGCCCACGGCATACCCATCGCTTCACGGGCTTGGTCTATTGTGACAGCAGTTTTACCACCTTTCGGTATTTCATCATTAAGTGAGCCATACACACCGACAGGCCTGCCTTGTAATTTGTGATTACACACAGATCCTTCTAGTGGCATATTGCTCTCAAATAGTCTATGCCTACGCACCTTTAGCCCAAAGGATGATCCACATAACTGAATAGGATTTATGAGAGGACTACCTGGCACATTTTCAATTATGTAAGGTTTATCAGCAGCAATTAAAGCCGCTCTCGTCTCAGGTATTAAATCTATCTTGCTGGTTGTTTTACCCTGAGCATTACGTAAATGTTGAGTAATACTGTGTGTCTGACATGGTGGGCTAGCATGAATTACATCAAATTGCTGAATAAATTTATGGTCTTGTAATACATCCAGTACGTCTGCCCTGGTGTATGTATATGGGTAACGTTTACCATGCTTGAGATCTACACCATGGACTTCAAAGCCTGCACGTGCATAGACTACTGAAGCACCACCTACGCCACAGAATAGATCTAATAACTTCACGGCTTACTACCCCACCCATTACCCTTGAAGACAATGCCAGGTGCTGAGTACAGACGTTTCATAATTGTCATGCATTTAGGGCATTCCATGATAGGTAAATTATCTACATAAGAGCTGCTGGTAGATCCATAGGTACCACATTCAGCACAGCTGTATTCATAGGTCGGCATTACTTAGCTCCTATCAATGCACAAGTGTGGCAACCACTGCCCAGGAATTGCCAGCCACCACACTCTTTGCATCTATCTATTTTACTATCTGGAATGTGTAAAGCCTCAGCTATATTCTTAACACCAACACATCCACAATCCATACACTGATAAGCCTTAAATCCCTCTGGCGTATCTAACTGCTCCAGCCATAAGAACTCAGTCTTAGCCTTACATCCATTACACTTAAATTGCGCATGCATGTGATAAAATCCCCTTCCTTATTGTCTGCAATGACATTGAGTACACACCAGATACTGTCCGTCATGTAATAACCTGTCATCATTACAAGACACACATCTATCCATACTAGGGTTTAGGCTTTCCTTATCATTCTCCATGCGTAATGTAAAGCCTGAACCGTTCAATATTTCAACATATCCCATTTATTCACCCCCTTTACCTGGCTCTGCATCATCGGGCCAAAACCATGTGCCTGCAGCTGTAAGTTTTGCCCACTTCGCATCACATTGATCGCCTTTAGGTGCGCTACATACATAACCTGCGTAAGGTTTATTAGTTGCTTTGGCGATGCCTTCTTTCTTTACCATATCACCATGCCTACAAGTAAACCCAACAGTAGGAACTCCACTAATTTGACTAATGCTGTCGCCAATAGACCAAGCAACAGGAATAGGCTCGTTAGCAATATCTTTAGATTGTGTGTCAGTAAGATGTAACGCATACTCCATCGCAGCCGACTTAGATCCTGGTCTGCCATATTTAGGTGTAAATTGTTTTTCATTTACGGACGCCATTTCTTCTCTGCTTGGACGCTTACCTTTAGCTGAGAGACCCGCATTTGAAATCGCTCTACCAATTGCGCTTGTTTCGCAGTTAGGTAAAGCAAAATTCGCATTAACGCCACGATCACTAACAGTCTCACTCGCAATTCCAGTAGCGTACGGTTTTTGATCAACTTCGGTTCTGAATAGCCTACAAATAACAATGAATCTAGTGTTTGAGGCCTCGACAACTTCTGTTTCCAATCTTCCATCTGGGAACTCCTTCCACCACTTATGTAATCTTTCGTCTACTGTTTCGTATTGACTTAAATCAAATGCCATTAGTCTCTCCAGTCATCGGAATCGTCTTGCATAGCGTCTGTAATGCTTTTACCGATTGAAAGGTAGGCAATTGCGTCTTCGTAATTGTCAAGGTACGCAGGATCTTCAGCTTGCCTGCTGATCTTGACCAACGCCATACAAATTGCAACCTCGTTTGGTTGTATTGGATAACCCAGATATGCACTCCACAGTTCGGCAATCCTCTTGTGGTTTGTAATTGGATGCCCATAGCGGACACCTCTGTCATGAATAATTTTGATGACATTATCAAATAGCTTCTCAGTTGTTGTCGGCATCAATTTTGCTATCTGTCATTCTGCGGTGCATGTCAAAGCCGTCTTTGCGGCCTTTCCAATAACCTGACTGAAATGCATTATCTTTAATTGTTGAGTAAACGCCCCAAGCAATAAAATAACCCAGCACGCTATAAAGCACTAACCAGGGTGTTGTTGTCTCGATCATGTAGCCCTACTTTCCATACCACAATTTGTGGCATAGCAATAGTGTGACATGTGTGTACGACTTTGTGGATTATTTAGGGCGTAGTTTGTATAACGATTAGGTAACGATGTTACCCGTAATACCGCCCTAGAGCTGTAAATGAGCCATCCTTATTGATCGGCACTAACGTGGGTGTTAGCGTCTTTCCAACGGCTTCTAGTATAGCAATACCCATCTGCCAATTCGCGCTTCCATAGCGGATATAAGAGGCTTTTTTTCTATCCATAAGATTACCTACCTCAACCCCATATAAGGGTCTGTAATGGCTTCCTATGGCTTCTGTATAGGCACTCATGCCCAGTCTATGGCTATGTCCTGCTATGACCGATTTGCCCCATTTTTTAGCAAGGTTAAGAGCTGTGATACCTGCATGCTGACTCATGCTGCCCTCATCGCCATGTGCTAATACCCATCCAGGATGGAATTCATAAGCGGTTTTGTGATAGTCAATGCCCATGGATGCAAAGTCCATAAACTTAGGATATTGAAGCTCTGGTAAACCTATAAGCCCAGGTGCTTTTAATAAAGTATTGTAAAGGCGATCAGTATGATTACTGCGGATAACACTAGCCTTTTTGCTGTACTCGGTAAGATCCCAAAGTATGTCCTGAGTAGCTGCACGATCTTCGTTAAGACTTTGACTGTAAGCCAAAGGTGTGCCATCGGCCCACTTGCTAATTGTTTGAAAATCGATCTCATCGCCAACACATAGAACCTCGTCAAACTTCTCACGTCTTGCCAACTTAATGACGTTTTTGACTGCATGCTCATGATGGTATGGGATCTGTAAATCTGATATTACGAGCCAACGCTTAATCTTCATCCTCTTCTGGAGTAGGGATAGTTGGGATAATGCCGTCTTCGCCTACTACCCAGTCGGGCATAGATGATGGGCTATCCATTAAATAAAGTGCAACGCTCTCTGTAAATCCAGCCTTGCGTGCAGCTCTAAACATTTCATGTTTGGCAATATAAAACACTTCTAATTTAGTTAATGGCTCTGGTGATTTACGCACCACACGCCTATTTATTTTCTTTCTCTTACGTCTTGTATCAGCCATGTGTTTATTGTCTCTTAACTATTAGAGAATACAGATCATCAACACGCTGCTCTAATCTAGTTAACTGATCCTTCATGCTAGATCCACCATTAGGACGTAACTCGTTAAGCCAGCCTTTAACTAAAAAACGTAATCCTATTAGCACGCTTGTTAGCACGGCGCAACCGCCAGCGCCAAAGGCTGCCCATTCTGCCGGACTCATGCTTCATCTGCACCGAGGCCATAAGCACTATCGGATTTATCTAAAGCCCTAGCTGCTGGGCCTGCAAGTGCGGCCACTACTACTGATATAACTGGATCTAGTCCTAACTCATTACTTGCTAAGAATGTTAAGAATGATACAAGCACACCCCTAAAGTATGATTTAAATATTGCTTTCTGTTTTTCACTGATCTTCATAAGTTACCCCCTAGTAGTGGTATATTAAACGGCTTGCTATCTTTATCACCTAACTTTGTAAAGCTGATATGTATGTGCTTTGTGTGCTTGTTAAAACCTCTGTACTTACGCCACTTGTAATTAAGTATCTTGCTAGCGATCATGCCATTATGTATTACGTAAGATATGCGCTTATCGGTTTTCGCACATTTTCTGATCTGGTCAGCCAGATATATTGAGATCCCTTCGGATGAATCCAAGCGAGAATCAACATCAATGGCTCGTACACACCCAGTTGCATCTGGATTATGATCCGATTTTGTGGCGGAATGACGAGCATCACCCACCCACCCATCACTGGTAGAGCGACGATCTGGGTACCAGGTATCAACTTGATCTCTTAACTGTGTACCTGCAGCGCATAGCCAAGGCTTCATTATGAAAGAAATAAAGCGGCTTCCTCAGCTGTAATGCCAAGTTTTTCTAGCAGTACAGTTTTAGCTTTTGCCTTTGCTTCGGCTTCTGCTTCTAATGCTAAACGATTATCTTCTTCCTGGATTGCTTCTTTTGCTAATGCCTTTATTTCGACATCAGTCAAAGGTATACTTTCAACTTCATTTGTTAAAACATCGACAATTATTTTATTTACAGTATTCATTTTTATATTCCATATCCGTAGACGGCTAAAGTACCTACACAGTCATTAGCAAAAAATATTGTAAAACCATCGTAAGAAGTAGCATTATCAATAAAGCCAGTAGCGTAACCACCTCTATCGCCTGCTCTTTGCATTAATGTGCCGTTGTAAGTTGTACATTCTGTTGCGAAAGGTCTAAAAATATCAACTGCAAAACTGCTCATCGTTGTAGGGCTTGTTAGCATCGTCCATGAAGTTGAAGCACTTCCACTTGCTGTGGTCACTGTTCCAGCACTATCTGTTCTATTATTTCCATAATAATAAATACCTGAACTGGTATCTGCGCCAGATACTCTCATTCTCATGTTTACGTCAGTAGCACCAGCCGAAAATTTACCTGTCCATTGGATTCTATAATTATCATAACTTGAACTAAAAACGTTGTTCAAACTAACGCTTGCAGTTGATGATAAATTTGTTTTGTTTAACAAAGTTAAACCACTTGAAGGAGTTGTTGGAGTTGCCCAACTTGGTATTCCAGCCGCAACAGTTAATACTTGTCCAGTGCTACCAATTCCTAGTCTTGCTGGTGTTGAACCACTTGAAGAATAAATTGTGTCGCCTGTAGTGGTCATTGGGTTAGTCATGCCAGTTGTATCTAAGTTAGCCCAAGCACTGCCAGTGTAATATGTTGTTACATTTGTGTCTTTAAGATAAGCAAAGTTACCCTCTTGTGGTGAGGTTACAGCTGCATCTCTAGCAGCGGCACTAGCAAACACCCACACACCTTGCATTAAATAACCATCTACATCGGCTGCGGTTAATACCTCGCCTGTAACAAAGTCCTTGAAACCTAATCCTGCTGCCATTTGTACTCCCTAGTAACTTAGGACATTATAGTCTAAAGTGCCATAAATCGTATCATTTAGGATAAAGGCATCTAAAATAGGCTCTAATGTCGTGAACGTGGTTTTCCAACTATTCGGTGTGATATTCATTCTTACACCAAAAATCTGTAGTGTTTTCTCTAGGGTAGATCCACCTGGCTGGGTAGTTATTACCTTTATTGGATCAAAGAAATCTAGGTCTAGGGCTGCAATAATGCCTGTATTGTAATTAGCCGTGTACAAGTCTAGGACTATGGAATCGACTCGGATACTTGTCTCAGCTCTGCTCGCAACATAACTTGCAGCATATTCAAGCGCTACTGCGTCTGTTTGCATTAATAGGTTGTCTAAAAAGTAACTGTGTAAAAAATATTTATCTATGCTTGCTTGATTTGACGATATCTGTGGGCTACCACCAGTTCTAGTAATAGTAGCTTTATTAAATATTAATACATCGTTAAGAATCCACCTAGCATCAAAATAAACTATACCCGTGCCATTGTCTGCAAATACTGTGGGTGTGCCACCAATAGATCCAGCGGTTATTGCTCTATCTTGAAATACAAATGATCCAGTGGCATCTACATATAAAGCACCATACTCGGAAGTGGCTACCGTAGTTAATGCCTGTAATGCTGTGCGGTTTGTGCCTGGATCTGCTTGCATAGTAGTCAGTCCTGCATCTATATCACGCATAGTCGCTGGCCAGTCAATTTCATCTAATATCTGATTAATTCGTGTACCTGATAAATTGCCAGCACTAGCACCTGTAACTGTACTTATCTGTGCTAATTGGGCAAGACGGAAAGCATCAACAGCTTGTATAGTAGTTATTGCTACGGTGTCATCTGACTCACCTGGATATGTAGTTACATAACTTGTAATAAATCCTGAAAATATAGGATATGTAACACTGCCATAAGTAGCAGTAATTTGTACCTTCTTCATAGGTGTCAATAAATTATAGTAAGGGCCAGTAACATTTTGCGGATTAAAATCACCATTTTGATCTACTATGCGCAGAGTAAGTGTGCCTGTTTGAAATTGATCTGATAATGCAGTGCGTCCTCGGTTAGTCTCTACACGGTTCACACGATTTGATACATCAACTATAACTGGAGTAGGTCCTTCAAGTATGTTTGTACCTAAAATGCCAGTATCTAATATCATAGCCTGAGCAAAACTAGGTCCAGTACTAAAATTTATAAATGCATTTATTACTGGTATTGCCATTAAGGTAATTGTCCTGCTGCACTAGTGCTATATCCACTACGATTAGCAACCTGAATACTTTCTGCTATTAGTTGAGCAAATCTATCGCCTGTTTGTGTTGTATCGACTGTAATAGTTACTGGCATTGGATCTCTACCAGTTTCGCCATAGTATGTTCCTGCAAAAGGATTAGTTACCTGAGAAGTACCTGAATACATTGTTTCTGTTATTGATGGGAATGGACTTGAAGGAGATACCGAAGTTGAAGAAGGGCTTCTACCAGTCTCGCCATACATTGTGCCAGCAAAAGGATTTATTTGTTTAAACTTAGCCGCTGAATCCATAGCTGCACCAGCTAAAATTCCTAAAGAAGTAGTAACTGTTTTAATCGCTTCATTTTCACTATTTTGCAATAGGTACTTTTGAGCCATAGCAGCATTACCATCTAGGATGGCTAACTTCTCAGCAAGTCTTGCCTTTGTTTCTTCATCGGTTGCAGCGTTAAGAGCAGCTGTTAAATTGATGCGCTCTAAATCGTATTTGTCTTTTAGTTTCTTTAATGCCTCTTCTGCCTTTAACGCATCTATTAACTTCTTACGTGCATCAAATTCTTGCTTTCTAATTCTTTCCTGGACAGATGGGATGCCTGAATAGCCACCCACGTTAGGCTGGGCAGCAGGATTACTTCTACCAATATCATTGGCAATTAAAGCCAACGCTCCACCAATAACTAATTTTTTTGATCCAAAGACAAGGAAGGCTAAGCCTGTTAATAGTTTTCCTATGTCGGTACTTGCAAATTTTTTAACCTCACCAGTTAATGTACCTAATCCTCTAATCGTATCGGCGATAGCCAAAGCAAAACTATTCATAGAGTCTGCTGCATTTTGTATAGAATCGTCTTTGCCTAACTTGGTTAAAGCATCTACTAAACCTTTGCCAATTACCTCTGTGGCATCACTAGCAGCAACTCGCAATAGATCCATCTTGCCAGCATAAGTTCCAAGTCTTGCAGCAGCTTGTCCAGAGTATGCTTTTTGTAATTCTTTTAATGCTAATTCTGTATTGCCAGTTTTTAGTGCAGTCTTAGATAGCGCAACTCCTAGGGTTCTTAACCCCTTACTTTGTCCATTGTAACTTTTAACTATTGCGTCTGTTACTTCTTGTAATGATTTGCCAGTAGCAGCAGATGTATTTAAAGCAACGTCTAACGCTTCTTGGCTTAAAGTGATTGATGATGTTGCTGTCAATAGAGACTGGAATGCTGGTCTTAATTGATCGTCTAATACTCCTGTTAGTTTTTGTAGGTTAGCAATATAATTTTCTACATAAGGTGTTGCAAATGCAAGGCCAGTATTCTTTAACTGTACTTCTAGGGATTTAGCTGCTGCTTGATCGTCTGCAAATGCTTTTACTGCCTTTTTAGAAAATGCTAATAGTGCAGTTGCGCCAAAGACTGTGCCAAAGGTACGCCCTAAACTCTTAACGCTTTTATCAAATGCCGATATATCTTTCTGACCCTTTTTTAATGCTTTACCATTAAAGGTGGCAATAGCCGAGACAACTACATTGGCCATTAGGCTGCCTTCTTAATCTCTGTGGCTTTGTTAAATTGTATAGCTGTAGCGTTTATGGCCTTTAAAATTGCATCATAAACTTTAGTGCTATCTTGTGCCCAAGCCTTGTAAATTAAACGACCCTGGGTCTTACGACCAGCCCCTCTAATATCTTTAATCTTTGGTTGTTTTGTTACTGGCTCTAATGCACCTACGAATTGCTGGCTAGCAAATGGATTATTTGAATCATAGTAATCTAGTGCTTTGCTTCTAGCAGATTTCTTAACATAGGTACCGCTGCCTTCATGCTTAAATGTAAATGGCGCACGGCCTTGTGGATTTAGGCGGCCTGCTACTTCATAGATAGCACCAGGTCTGCTGGCATTGTAAACATAGTTGCTTACCTTAAAGCCATTTCTAAATGTTTTGTTTTCGCCTGGGTTATATCCAATACCACCTCTGACTACACTCGCATCATATTTAGGGAATGTTCCAGGGTTGCCAGATGCTCTAGCCCACCCAGATAACACATCGGTATTAGCAGCTACAAAGCCTTTGGCCTTAAATGCTACCCCACGCATAATAGGATCAATAGCAGTCCTAATGCGTATACGCATATCTTCATCAATAAACTCTAGACCTTTAAGAACATCTTTAATGCCTACGACCTCTACTGGCATTTTTGATCTCCTTCGCTCTATCGTTTAAGACCTGAATGATTGCTGAAAACATTTCTGAGTCCATGTTAATAAACTCACTTGGCGCAATTCCAGTCTCTACACTTAAAGCAGCGATAGAGTAAAGAGTTGAATTACGCTGTGCTATTTTTTTGGTTCGTCTAATACCTCGACAGTTTCTAAGCTGTCAATAAACTCAACACCAAAAACAGGTACAGTGACGTTAGCCCTACGTAAACACTCATGCGCTAAGAAGTAAATCTCAGTCTGCCGTTCATGGTCACGTAGGACTTTGCTAATTCCTGCGCCATACTTTAACTCGAAAGCGTACTCGACACCTGGCGTGATTTTGTGTTCTGTTACCTCGCCATTAGCCCTTGTTATCTTTAGCTTTGCCATTATTTCTCCTTATGATACCGCTACAGTTATTACGCTGTTGCAGGTAAATGTGATGCTCTGTGATGATATATCGCCAACAGCACCGTTAATGTTTTGTAGATTATTCACTAAAACGGTAGTGCTGTAAAGCGGATTTGTAGCAGATGTTGCACCACTTGCTTGCTTGATTGTCACAGGTACAGTTGTACCATAGGCAGCACGCAGTGTTGGGATTACTGTTGCAGAAGCATTGTCGTTTAGGAAGTCTAGAGTAATTGTTGATGCCTCTAGTCCCTTAGCAAACTTGTGTGCAGTATCGCCCATAGCAGTGACTTCTAGTTCATCAAATGCTTGGTTAATAGTTACAGCTGTTACATACGCTGATAGATCAACGCTGTTAAAAGTTACTACAGCTGTATTGTTTAAGAAAATTGCCATTATTACTCCTTATCCTTCTCTTTAGTTTGTGCAGGTTTTGGTGCTTCTTCGATCTGACCTATCTTCTTCAAGAAGGCTAAATCTTCTGGTGTTAGACTCATTTTAGCTCCAGCTCGTTAGTATTGATACAGTTATTTCTGCAGTTAATAAATCTCCGCTTGCCACACTAGCGATAGCTGGAGCAGAGACACTTGATATGTTTAGCACCAAAGATGATGCATTTAGTTTAGTCACTACGGCTACAATAAAATCTTCTATGCCTGCTAGGTTACCTTGGTTATCAAATGCCGGGGTTGTAATCATTATCTTAAAATTTGCTAATGGTGCAATAGATGTGTAGTCATTATTAGACGGCACTATGTATGGGTCAGATGGTGTAATGACTACGCTGTTTGCTAAAATTGTTGCAGGTGGATAAGCAAAGGTAGACCACACGCCTGCATTGGCTAGGTCTGTTGCCAGTGTGCCACGTAATGTGGTTATTGCTGCTGGCATTATCCGACCAGTGAGTTAGGACTAGAATACGGCTGGATGAGACCACGCACTCTGTTGATCAGCTGATAACCCATCCGATATGGGCTTGCAGTGATCCCATCCATACCTACCCCACCAGTCTGACTAACTTGACGTGCTTGCCAGATGTCTACAGCTACGATCATCGCAGCCTCTCTTATGGCAGGGGTCGCAGTGTAAGCCTGTGCTTTATGCTCTGGGCCAAGGGCTCGGCCGTATGGTTTAACAAAATGGAAGTTATCGTCTGCAGCTGTCTTTGCGTATTGAATAAAGCTGTAACCGTTAGGGTATGAACTAAGTGCGTATGTACTCCAAAACATTGTGCCGATTGAAGCGGGCACTGTAGTACCTGGAAATGATCCTGTTAATGTGTATGTGCCGTTATACGTTGCACCACAATTAGACACTGTTATTGATTGACCTGTAGTAAATATGCCAGGATTTGATAATACTAAAGTTGCTACGTTATTGCTAATAGATGAAGCTACTACTGGGGCATCGTTATGCCATAAATAACCCTGTATTAAATCTTCTGCCGATTGGCAGCACTCTTCCACTGTAGCGTCACTGTATAAAGTGCCAATACCTAAATTACTGCGTAACTCTGCCATTGTTACCATCGCAGCGGCCATAGTGTCCTCTCTTAAAAAGCTCCCTAGGGCTAGGGCTACTAAACCCTAGGGATTATTAAATTACTAAGTTATTAGCTTAGGTTGAAGCGACGAACTCCACCAGCGACTAATACACCAACGGCCATGTAGCCATATAGTGCTGTTTCGATCTCGCCTGTTGCTGGCTGATTTACAGATAGTCGTAGGATTGGTGACTCGTAAATTGATACTGATGATGGAACTACAATAAATGCAGACTCATCAATAGTTGTTGACACTGCGTTTGGATCTACGTATAGATCTAGACCTAATACGTTACCACGTAGTGATGTTGGTACAGAAGATCCTGCATTGTTCATTGGATTAGCAGCGTTGTAAATTGGGCGACCAGTTGTATCTGTTGCGCCTAATAGTAGTGACCACTGTGATGTACCAGCGATGTAACGTGTTGCTAATTCACCTGTTGCAAGGTATGCAGCTGGTGCTTGTGTAGATACGTAGGAAATAATTCCTGCTGAATCTGCTGCTACTCCTGTAGCTTGTGTACCGCCTGCTGTTAGTGCTGCAATAACTGCTGCATCTGTTGCTTTGTTATAAGCACGTGTCATGTTATCAAGCATGGCTGCAAAGAACTCTGGTGAGCTGCGCTCTAAGATTTCTAAGCTGTAGCGTTGTAGTCCAGCATACTTCTTAACAGTTAGGTTTACGTATGAAGATACGATACCTGTCTCTGAAGGTGCTGCTGCTTCTGCAGTTTCTGCAACTGTACCTGAAGTAGTGATCTTAGGTACTGAGATTGTCATACCTGCAGCTGGTAATGCACGTGATCCGATTGCATCAATAGCTGGGCGTGCGCCAATAAGCGTATCTACTACAGTAGGTACGAATTGTGTTGGACTGAATGCTGGGTTGGTAGTGAATGAATCATCTGCTGCAGTTAAGTATTTAGCAACGTCTGCTTCTGCTTTCATTACCCATGTTGCTGACTCATGGTTACCTAATTGTGCTTTGATGCTGTGTTCTAGCATGTGAGCTTGTGTTCTGATTGGTGAGCGTGGCTCTGTGTAGAAGGATGCACTAATCGTTGGACGTGCGGCTTCTACTGGAGCAACCTCTACCACTGGTACTGCTGTTGGCTCGGTGGTGTTGTCCACTTGTGCCTCACTTTCCGTAGTTGGTTGATTTGTTGCATCCGCTTCGCCTTCGCTAGCGGCAACTTTAGTTACTTGTGCTTCTGTAAATGCTGGTGATTCAACTAGGCTAACTTCTTTTAATTGCGCCTTAGTTACATAAATATAATCTTTTTTCTGTGATGATTTGATTACATCTACGCCTACAGATAGGCCATCTATTAACTGCTCTGATGCAAGCATTAACGCATCTGATCCTTGCATGCTTGCGCTGATCTTAAAACTAGCATAGATACCGTCTTGCTCTTCATTAAACCTTTGCATACGGCCAATAGGCTTATCGTTACGGTGTTGCATAAGCATCTTAATCTTGCCAGGGTCACCTACGTCTATTGACCCTTTAGCAAATACCACTTTACCAACACTGGTATTACCAGGTGTTTCAAACGGCACAATTTTGCCTGCAATAACTCTGCGCTCATTGTCTGAGCTTTCTATTTGACTGCTAAATGTAAGAATCAATTTGAATCCGCCCATGTTAGAACTGCAAAGGTAAATGAAGGAGTAGTGCCACCGATTGTGCCAACTACTCTTAACTGATCGGTAAATGCAGTAGTTAATCTAATTACTTCTCGTGTAACGCCTGTTGCTTGTGTAAATGTAGCAATAGTATTCCAGTTTGTGCCATCTACTGTGTCCTGCACTACCACGTCTAAGGTAGGTAATGTGCCGCTAGCTGCTGTAACGTTTAATTGCATTACTAATAGTCTTGCTGCAGATAGGCCTTTAACCGCTGTGCCGGTAACTGTCTCAGTACGAGCAGCTGACGCTAATAGTGTTACTGTGCTAGCAGGTATATTGGCTTGTTGTATATCACTCATGCATTTTCTCCTTTAGCGCTGTTAATGTACTCAGCATCGCCACTTTGATTTCCGTTGGGTGTTAGATCTTCCATTTCCTTTGCATCATCTATATCAATAAGTCCAAGGGCTAGCATTTTTTCTATTGTCTCTAGTCTTGCCTTATCATCTGATCGTAAGAAAGTCTCTGAGATGTTAAAACGCACAGTGTGGCCGTTAGCCGTTATATCGTTCATGCTTAATCTGTCTTCGATAGCACAGATATAAGGTTGTAATGAATATGCTACGAACTCTTTGCGACCATCGATAATGTTTTGGTAAGTCATGCTGTTGTTCATGTCTGCAGATATGTAATATGCAGGTACATTCATAGCACGTGCAATTTGTGTCGCTAGATATTGT